CCCTAGTCGGTAATGATTTAGATAGTTTTGATTCACAATTAGATGGAATAAATCTTAACTCTTTTCTTTCTACGGCGAATGAAGACATACCAGCCTGGGGTTATGTCTCATATGGTATCCCCGCAGCGGGGCTATCATTTTTGGGTGACTCAATTAAATTAGCTAAAGCTTCTTCCCTGTCGAGCCTTCGTGGATCTAGAGTAAGTGACTACATATATTATCATAATTTAATAGACAGTCAAATTATAACATTAAGAAAATATAATGTTTTAAAAATAGATAATATATTTTACTCACAAGAACCTACTTTGTTATTCAATATATTTGACGAATTTGGCGCAAGGGTAGGACTAAAAAGACTTTACCTAGAAGAGAACTCTAATTTTAAGAAAAGGATTTTAGATACATATATAAATATTCCCTCAGTAACAATAGAAGGCCTAAAAAGAACTCTTAGAAGAGAATTAGATATATGGAGGGCCTATGGAGCTACGCCCGATTCTAATTACCAGGGAGCTACACCAGAAATTTTGGAGATAGTAGACATCGAGTCATCTACTCCATATTTTTCAGATATAGGTAATCCAGAAAAAAGTTTTTATGACTTTGTTAAAAATATAAATGAAACATATCCATCAAATGCCGGGTATGTAAAATGGGAAGAGGGTATTTGGGATTATGCAGGATTAGCTAATGAAGGTGTTGACTATATACCTTTTGTATATGACAATGCTACTCCTTTGGGAGATTTTTATCAGCCTGGCGTTGGTGACTTTGAAGATTTAAAAATAGAAATACAGAGAAAAGATTCAGCTACTGTTTCTTTTGATGGTTATTTCAAAGCAAGTGGTTTTAAAACGGAAAGTATAGAAGACGTATATTCGTCCATTAATATAGGTTACTCTTATAGGGCCCAATATAATCGTGTTAATCCAGACCCGTATGTAAGTAATCCAGATTCAGCTACTCCGTTTAATGGTGGAGTGGCAATCACATATGAAATAGCTATGGAGCCCCATAATCAATATGCAACTCCAGCGCTCTACTATGTAAACTTGTCTTATAAAGATAGTCCAGAATCTTTTTATGTTTACAATTATTACCCTCCTGGCCATAGCACTAGCCCTGAGTTTAATTATATCCAGATTGTAGACTCCGATGGTTTTACTAGACAAGATTTGATTTTTAGAGAAAAAACATGGGGCTATCAATATACTAATTCTTTAGCAACTCCCAATTCATCTTCTATAGATATCAGCAAGGCTGAATCGATTAAGATCGTCAGTAAAGTTCGCTGGGATCAAAGCCTGCAGATCTATGTCCAGGTCCCAACCGGTGAATATAGAGTGGCCTTTAATGATGCTACACCAGCATACTCATACCAGCCAAGTATTGAATCATATATTAGTAAAACAACACCAGACATTAATTATATAAATTCAAATTTTAAAATTGGTTCTACCGTTTATGGCAATAAAGATACCGTTAATTATTCTAATATAGTAGAAGATATCTTTATTCTAAACAAAGATAATAATCCAGATACTACTAGTGATGAAATTGTCTATGTTTCTGATTTAACAAAGAATTTATTATTATCCACAGACGCCACCTCGCCAAGATATCTGATTATTGATAATAAAAAAGTTAATCCTCATCCAGTCTTTTCGGAGAGTGAAATATTTAGAGAACCTGGACAGCCTATAGAAACTGCTCAATTTTCTCCCTATGAATATGGTGGGGAATCATATTATCCGATGTTAGACACAAGATATTTTGTTCCAGCTTCACCAAATATATTAATAAATATATATTCAGAAAATGATCCTACACCTTTAAGTTCCGCCTATTTTGAATCAGCTACTTTTAATTACGATTCGCTACCATATACTTTGGAGATAAGTAATAATTTTTCTTCAACGCCAAATTATCCATTTAAGAATCCTATATGGGCAAAAATAGGTGACGATGAATTAAGAACAACTCCAATGATAAAAGGGTATATAGACTATCTAGATAATGTTTATAAGCGTTCAGAAAATTTGATCGAGTTTAATAGTCCTTTTGGGTTAAATCAAAGAGATACTTTTTTAGATACATATTCTATTAGCAGAGAAGATTTTGGCTTATCTACACCCTTAAATAATAGCTATTTGATTACAGAGATAGAACCAGTTTCTTTAAATAAAAAGATTACGCTAGAAGCCTCTAACCAGGAAGTTTTAAGGGCAGATAGTAGTTTGTTATTATTTAATAATAATTCCGCTAAAGCAATTAGAGAAATATATGATTCCATAAGTAATTCATATTATTTTTCCCCCATAGACATACATGCAAAAAGAAATATAGAGTCTAAAAACATAAACATAGACGATCCCAATTCGATAACAGTTAATACAGGTTGGTTGAATCTAAGGAATAATGATTATTATGTTTATGCAAAACCAATTATAGAAAGTTATAGTGGTAATTATTTTGAATTAGATTTAATAGATTCTCCAAGGCACGGTGCACCAGTAATCGTTAGTATCAAAGATGGAGATTTTGTTTACAAACTAGAAGAAATGGCTTTTCCAGATATAGCAACTCCAAGTGTTCCTTCATTCTATAACGAAGAAATACTTATTGGATCTAATAATCGAGCACTGTACGTTTCTTATTTAGATATTAAAGATATAACAATAAAAGATAATTTTACAGGGAAAACATTAACAGTTTCACCCCTTAATCCGCAATATTATGTTTGGGCAATCTCTAGTGGAGATGCAACTCCAGGAACATTAGGACTAATTCCGCTGTATGGTGAGGGAGAGTTTTTACTATCACAATCCGCCGATTATATAATTAGCGGGACAGATCAATATACGCATTCAGGAAATAAAATTGAGATATATACGAATGCTGCTACTGGAGATAGCATCATTATACCAGGAAGAGAATACACCGTATCATATATTTTGGCTAAAGCATTTTATGTAGATAGAAATGTGTACTCATCAGAAAATTTAGACTATTCTTCAAAAATTTATTTTTCAGCAACCCCTAGTGCGACAGCATCTTATCAGATCATCTATGAATCAGCGATCATGGAGGGGGCAACCCCAGTGGGGATAGATCTTGGTTCTTCTGAAATTCCACTAGAAGAAGGTTATATATATGTGACTGAAGAAGAATATGATTTTAGCACCGCCGTTGTTGAGATATCTCCTCAGTATATATCCAGGAATATAGATGATTTAATCTATCTTTCAATAACGTCTTATGATGTTGCCGGCAACCTTAAGCCATATCAAAGCTTCCGTATATCAAGCGACATTCTTGCCATGGAAGACGAGTATATAACAACTAACAAATTTGGTTATGTAAAAACAAGACTTAGATTTACTGGGATACCTACAGTTGAGATGTACGCTTCGATTGTGGTATCTGGGATTTCGTATCCTCAGGAGTTTTCACATATAAATAGTGAGGCTGGCGAATTTTTATTTGGGACTAATATAGAGTTTGCAGAAAATTATGCACCAGATTATTCACTAAAAGCCATTGCTTCAAAAATCTCGATAGAAGCAGATGGGATAAGCGAAAATTATATTAACGGGTACATCAATAGGCATAACATTCCGATAGGATCTACCCCTGTAATATACTGGAAAAAGGGAAGAAGTTATAAGGAGATATTCACCGATGTAGGTTATGCCATAGAGGCAAGTACCCCAGGTAGGAATATTAATTCCGGCTATGTTCATGCTAGTCCAGATGGAAGATTCTCAGTTGGGCCATTCTATTCCCAGGTAAGAAATGATCCTGGGTATTGGCTTGTCGCATTAGATACTGAATTGGCAGCTACTCCATCTTCTACTCCGAATTCTACCTATGGTGATATCGCCTACTGGTATGAAAGATTCGATAATGTCCAGTATTTAGATGAAGAAACGGTATTACCTTCGTACTATAAGAATATCGGTATAGATTTAGACATCATTGCTACGCCAACTTTTACCTATAATCTAATAGATCAAGAATATGTTACTCAGTCTTCCGGTAAGTTAAACTGGGTTCCACCAAATTGGGTTCCTATTAATTATTATGACCAGTATCAGATGGGCTTTTTCGGATCTACCCCAAATCTAATTGCTACGCCAAATTCAAGAATTGGCTATGAGGGAATGTAATGGAAGTATTTAACAATAAAACCCTTTTAGGTTCAGAAGACGCCGTTAAGGTAGGTAGTGTCATTCCGTTTAATGGCGTAGGGTTAGCACATTTTCTAAGTAAAAGGATAAATCCTAAAGACAATTTAAATATTATAGATATTTCTGAAACAATTATAGAAAATAAAATAAATAACCAGGCAGGTTCTAGTTTATTTTTTGCCAATGAATTGGGTATTCTTCAGGATATTAATGGGAATACTAGTTTTGGCACATCAGATATAGTTTTAAGCGATATACCATTATCTATGGATTATACCACGGAAAGAATATACCCAGAAAAAATAAATGAAATAGATTTTTTGCAATATTATTATATAAGTAGATTTTTTATAGTAGCACCAATTGGTTATTCAATGAATGATATGGAAGACTATCGTGATATATCTTATTTTCGTAATATAAATATAAAAGTTTTTGATTCCCAAAATCAAGATTATGTAGACAAAAATACTTTAAGAAAAAAATATAAAATATTGTTAGACCCATATGTAACAGAATTTAATCTAAATAGTCAAGAAATTCCATATAGGATAATGATTGGGCTAGACGGATCAGAACCGATTAACCTAAGCCTTATCTACGATAAGGCGGTTTGTGATTCTCAGGGTCATGTTGTATCTCAAAATCTTAATTATCAAGAACATATAAATGCTGTCCCCTACTATAACGAAAGGGCAGAAGAGGCTTCAGTAATATCTAGGAGTGACAAAAAAGTATTTTCTGTTAAAAAATTAAATCAAAAATATTCTGAAATATATAATCATAACCTAGGATATAAAGATTACCAGGTTTTAGTCCCGCGTAAAGGCCTGATAGATAACAGAACTTACGAAGTATTTAACTGGCGACTAATTGCCAAGGTCAATCAACCGGTTAATCTCGAAATCGTTGACAATTCAAAGAACGCAGAAGACTCTGGTCAAATAAAACAGAGAGTTGTTAACGTAGGAGTTCTATATGATTCTACGGATACTCAGGCTTATGGAAATATTAAACCGTATGTATTCTATAGATTAGAAAAATCTCCGTTTAATCGTTCAAAATATATTTTTCAAAACCCCAATACCGAAAATACTACGTACTTAACCGATAATAAACCAGCTAAATCAAAAGCAGTTTATTGGCTTGTGGATATACAAAGTGTAAGTAATCTAGATAATTTTGATATTTTATCATTTGCACCAACGAATGTACTTTCAGAAAAAGCTACGAATATATTAAGGGCTTTTGTAACGTTGAAGAATGGAACATTATTGGTGGACGGATCTGCCTATCCCGGTGGGAAACCTTTTATTTTTGATGATATTAAAATATTTAATGGCATTGAGACCCAAGTCTTAAAGGAAAATTATGAATATTTAGAAACTTCTGTTTTGGATGAGAACAAAAACGGTGGCTGGAATATAGATGCAACTATTTTCAACAATCCATCTTATGGGATTATGGGATTAAAAAAACCGACATATAGACATCTCGAAAACGTAGATGCTACAAAAGTATTTTTAAACATATTCGCATTTACATCATCTAAAAGTGCGCTGGGTGCAACATATACCTTCCCTTCAACGGGAGATAACCTTACGCAGGGTAATATAATTATTACCACATTCTCCTTCCTGGAATACTGCAACTCTGTATTCCATCTGTCTGAAGGATCCAACGTACTAGACGCGAATGCTGCAGCGGTAGCGTACGATCAGCAAGACTATTCGCAAATGCCGGGCTATGTAGAGGGGCCATTTAAGTTCCTTTATAATTCAATCAGTTATGCACTATACAGTTCCTCACAAGCGTCAAGGCAGGTTGATACGAGATCTTCCCTTTATACCTTTATGGGTCCATGGGAATCTTCGTGGGTTATGGATCAAACAGCGCTTATGGAGGACGAAATAAAAAAATACTTCATGAATATCTCATCAACGTCTGCCCAAACTCAATATGCTAGAGATCTAATTCCTAATTATAATTCTATAAAAAAATATTATCTTAAAAAAATAGCTGAATCACTTCCAGCCTCAGTTTCATCCCATCTAATTAGTGAATCTGTGATATCTAATAATACAGATTATTATATAGAAGTAACAAATCCAGATGTGATTACATGTTCTCCCAGCTCCCTGAATATTTTATCTGAAATAAAAGTAGTAGATAATTCTTTGGAAAATATTCCCTCATCATACTACCTGTATAAAATTTTAGATAAAGATCATAAAACGTTTGCATTTACAGAAAAAATATCAAATAAATTATATATTCCAGAAGGATACGGACCATACGCTCTGAGGGAAATGGGTGAAATAAAAATCGGTGGAAACAAAAAAATAAATTCATCGATAAGCCCCAGCGCACAATTTAAATCATATCCGTTTAGATTAGGGGTAAAATATTCCAGAATATCTAGCACCGAAAAAGGTATAGGATTTAATGTCGCAACAAAAACTAAATTAAATATAAAATACAAAGGCAAGGGAGAGATACAAGCTGTCAAGGTATATGGTGCCGTGGAGAAGAACTTTAAAGGTTTAGATAATCTTATAACTCGTCCAGAGCCTATATCGGACATAGTGAATACCCCTGGTGTTTTGGAGTCAGACCGCCCATGTGTGAATATCCAATCTGGTAGGGAGAATAAAGTTTCTGGGAAAAAGGGGATTTTAAATACATTAACTAATGTAAGCTTTAGAAGCTTTGAATATACATGGGATATTGATGTGGCACAAACGGGTTTCCCTACGTCTACCTGGACAACAAATTCAAAGCACCCTTATGTCTATTATATAAAGGCGGTTATGCAAGCGGCTGGCTTGTATAATATAAAGAGCAAGGGGGAAGATAATGCTATTTATACAGTGAAGCTTAAGGCGGCTGTTAAAACATTCCAAACTAGGCTCGCTGCAGGTCAAGCGGGCCCAATAATTGCTCCAAAAGTTAACGTATTTTATATTGATGGGAATGTTGACAGTGAAACTAAAGCTTTAATGGCATATGTAATAAAATTTTGGAAAGATCATGAACCACAAAACTACGATACAGCACTGAGGATAGCCAAAGATAAGAAGGTAGGACATTTTGTCGAAGCAGTATTTAAACAACCACTTTCCTCTTCTATTAATTCTGGGACACCTTACAGAAGAATTTCTTTTACTGGGAATGTTTCGAACTCTCCTTCCACCATAGAGGATTTTATATTTTTTGCAATACCCGAACCAGAAAGATATGAAACAGTAAGTAAGATAAGGATTACCTTCGATACGACACCCTGGAACAAAGTCAAATTAGTTTCTTGTGGCTACAATAGTACGGACCCCATCGCTGCCTTAGGTGATGGACAGATTGCTCCTACAGCTGTGCATACTAAGTATAAAATAACAAAACCAATTAACAAACCTCTTGGAACAAATAGTGTTGTTGAAATAGATTTAGCCGGAGTTAAGGTTTCCGATTGCAAATATCTATACATAAGAATACAAACCAATGGTAAACAATTAGGTGGAAAGTATGGTAGTTTAGCTGAGGGCATGGGGATAGTATCTATAACGGCAGATCTAAAAACTGCAGCAACGTCAGAAACTGTTGTTACGCAGCCAGATGATATAACTGTTGGTACAAAATTTGATTTTACGCGAGAATATTTGGCCTTCCCAAATATTGTCAAACCTGAGTCAGACGACCTTGCAGAGTTTTGGCTTTATGATGAAAACGACGAAATAAATCCAGATATTTCATGGAGTGGATCAAATTTGGTTAGCTCTAAGCTAAACTATTTGATTTATACAACATTAACAGATAAATATTATGGCTGGAATGGTTCGATTTGGGTAGAGAACGCATTTAATTATAAGGCACCAGATCCATTGAATCCAGGCCAGGAAACGGTAACTACGGTTATTGATTCGGAAAATATTATATCTAAAAAAATAGTTTATAAAGATAAAATTTCTACAGTAGATGTAAATATAAATGCAACAGCATATTTGGATGAGCAATTTAATAATGTTTCAGGTGTTTCTCCAACAAATATAGAATATACTCTAAGTTATTTAAGTGGAAAAAATATTCTATTAAACGATATCTCATATGTTTATTTGTCAAAAACATATACAAAAACATTTGATAGTCGAATCCCTATTAATAATACATTTTTAAATGAGATTATAAATGGCCTTATTGTGCAAGATACTAGTGCCATAGGCACCCTTCTAAGCAAGGGTATTACTGTAGATTTTGCTATCCCAACAAATGTTTCTATTGACAGTGGTTCGTCAGTATCAATTACATCATGTAAATCAGTAGTTAGTAATTTAGATGAACCTTTTAGCAGTATTTCGATAACATACTTGGATAGTCTTCCTACACGGAATTTTAGGAACAGTAGCACAGTCAAGTAGTTTTGGGCTATCTACAGCTGCGACCTATTATGGTTCTTCTATAACTTATCTGCCAGTTGAAAATATATTAAGTGAATATTCTCTTATAACTACATCTGGAGAAGTTGTAGAAAAAACAGACTCGGTTACAGTTAATGATGGCGTGGTTTTATTATGCGATAGTGTGGGTAGACCTATCGGGATTCCTAGCCCAGGTAATATAAGGAGCGATCTTCTCACTATAGTCGGCTATGACTTTGATATAAGTTATGGTTATGTTTCAGTAGAAAATAAATTTATAAAAGATGATGGTTTTATATATGGATTTTATGATAAAAAGTTAAATAAATTTTTAGGTAAGTTGGTACTGTATGGAGATCTTTTAGATAGGGGAATTAACAATATATACTTAGCAGTAATGGCATTTGATGCCGACGGAGATGTGAACAGTAAGATCGATTATATCGGGGGGCAAAGTACCAATACATTTACTCCTATAAATTTTTCACCTAAAATGATTTGTCCAGTATATTCCGTAAAGATGTCTTCATTATCATCTATAAAAGTCGCAGAAATGACAGATGTGCTTGGCTTCAATGAGCCGTGGCCGTTAAAAATTACAAGAGGATCATTCATTAGAAATATAGTTTTATCTAATCAGTATATCTATACAGACTGGAAGGCTAGATACCTTAATCAATTACTCTTGTGCACATATAATACATCGGATATATTTTTTGCAAATAAATTTTCTAGAATTTTTGGAGAAAAATGTAAAGATATTAAAAATGAAATTCCTATAATAATTTCCTCCAATAGAATTAAAGTCCGACATACGCCATTTCTAACATTTTCCGTTGAAGCGGCTGTATCGGATAACACCATGTTGCCAGTTATACTCCCAGCATTTTCGGTATATATAAGGTCAGATCAATCATCTACTTGGGCAAAAATTCCTGACTCTGAAATAAAAGACTTTAATTCAGAAAGTGGAGAAATTGAATTTGTAGATCAAATCATTTCATCTGATCCAGGTTTAATAAAAATTGATTATACAATAACTGATTCTTCTGTATGGATATATCAATCTGAGGGGATAGAAATTCCCCTAAATCCATTTATAAATTCAGACTCAATGGACAGAGATAAACCCTTATACATTTATTTAATGCCGACAAAGATAGAAAAATTAGACAGAAATACATACGAGCTTTTCTCCGATGGATTTATGCCAAAGATAACCAAAAGAATCCCAGTTCTTGAGTATGCTAATTCATATCCAGTTCATTTTACCTATAATCCAAATTTATTTAATAAACTTTCCTACAACTACGACCCGATAGCATTGCCAATAGCTATTATATATTACTCATCAGACAATAGGGGGCAAAGAACAAGTCTTCACGATATAAGAATAAGGGGTGGCGGAATCACGTCCGAATTATCTTCTACCACAAACCTAGATACTATTAACGGGGTAAAGAGTTATTGGGACATGTATTCTCTAGCACCAAGAGCTTATCCAAAGGGTGGTTATATAATTATTAGATTACCTGACGCAGTTAAGGATAATTTCCAAGATATACGTGAAATATATGATATAGTTAGCGATAATATAACTGCGGGTGTTTCATATGAGATCCAAAATTTAGCCGGGGTAACTTGGAGAACAAAAACTGATGAATAGATTCCTCCCAACAATGATTAATAGTCTTTCTAGTGGTTCACGATTAACAGTTGCGTCTTTAATCGGACAAATGAAAACTAGTAAACAGAGTGCTGATAGCGCACTTACTAAATTAAATACTTTTAGAATAGATACAAATTTTTCCCCAGTAACTATGGCAGCTATATCTAGTTTAAATAAATTAGCTTTAATAGATATGCACAGAGACGCCGATCTTAGAATCGGTCGCCACTATGGATCTGTTAATTTAATAAGTTTATTAATTCATTCTATGGTTGATATTTTTTCTGCCGAAATAGAAAAAATAGAAAAAGATATAAAAGTATTAGAAGATTATATAGATAGCTATGAATATATATCTGGGAAAGACGATTTATTCAATTCTAGTTATGTAGAAAAGTTTGACAACTTCGCCAGTGACTATAGGGCTGATGGGGATATTTTTCCGTTGACAGATAGGGATGATATAAATTTTAACGAAGATGGGAATGGATTTATAGATTCAAAATCCGGAATGTTTAAAATTGGTAAAAATCTTTTAAGAAAAAATATATTTGATCTTATAGATTCATATTCTATTTCTACCAATTACGACAACTATATCAAAACCAATACGGGTCTTGAATCAGCCTTAAACGATATTCTCACCGACGCTTGGACGATTACAGCAAAAACACCATATATTCTAACCTCAAAACTATCTGCTTATAGTAAATATATATCGTATTCTACTAAAAATATTGTGCGGAGCCCAAACAATAGTGGAAATAAAATTCTTATATCCAGAAAATATGGACGGAATTATAATTTCCCCCAATACATCCAGCGGGCTACAATTATTGCAGGTAGTTGTTTTTCCCAATAAAGATATAAATAAATATTCAATTAATAATTATCTAGAGGAATTTGATTCTAATTTACCAGATATACAAATTGATCCTATAATAATAGATTCAAATGGTTTTGATAGGAGTGATGAATTTGGTGTTCTAAATGAACCTAGATTAATTAATTCTAGGACTGAAATTATGTTTCCTAAAACAGCTGTTGGTAAAATAATCCTTATATTTAACCAATCAACCTATTATAAGAGCGAAAATATTATAGATGGTTTCGAATCAAATGCAAGAGGCATATATAATACAGCTAAATTAATTAAAAGCTTAAAAAGATTACAGGAAGATTCTCTTCAAACACTAGTTTATAATATGTTTCTTAATAAAAATGATTATAAAAAGTCATCAAAAAATAGTTATAAAAAAATAGATAGCTATCATTCATATAAGTATCCCTCAAATAAAGATCGTTATTCTTCCTTAAATTATAGGGATAATTATTTATATGAAAATTTTTCAATGGATAGAACTGGCGCAATACCAACTAGTAAGATATCAGCTTTATTCACAAATGTATTTAGCAGCGTCGTGAAAGATGACGGAAGCCTAATAAATAAATCTGTTTTTATTAGTTCCCCCACTAATGTAAGCTCTATCTATAGTTTTCAGAAACCTATGTATATGCTTAATGAAAATATGGGTAATTTATCTTTTTCTGGACAGCCAAATAGTGAGGTGAAATTTCCCTGGAAAAATCAGCTATTGGAAGATATGCTGGGCTCGGATAATTCATCTGGCTATATATATGATTTTTCCCTTAACGGTATTGATTTTTACGAAACAGAAGAATCAGAAAATTTAAAAGCATGTTTTGTAAGTAAAAAAATAAGTTTTTCTGGCTATCCATTAGCGGCAAAAGCTAAACTTATTAAGAATAAAAATGAATCTAATATTTTACGTTCAAACTTAGATCTAAAATACCCAGTTTCCTATGAGCTTTCTATCTGCAATAAGGATATAATCCGTTTCGAGGATGACTGGATACCAATATGCGAGACTGGTGTTGGTGAAATAACCTCGGAGGTTTTATTCTTTGATCAACAAAGCTTTACTTCTCAAACAAGATTTCCTTTTAAATTTGGTAGTTTAAAAATATTTAAGAATGGTTTTTTGATAAAAGATAATGAATATATAATTAGTTTGGAGGGAAAATCTTCAACAATTACTTTAAAAAAACTTGAACTTCAATCAATATATGTATGTTCTTATAGTATAGATTTATCCCTTCATGATGTTGACAGTGTGGATTTTTTTAGGCTAGGTATTTTGAATGAAGCTTTAGTGCCCGTTAGTAATGGGAATTCTTCTGGTGAAATTTTTGCTCGTACAGACTCAACTAACAAAATACAATTAGGTAATATTCCGCATGTTCTTTCTGGGGTCGTTAATGGCTTGGTAACATCCACCTATAGTTCTTTGGTGGGTACTATATTCTCTGGCAGCAATGCCGGGTATAGTCCAGTTAAAATAGAGATGGAAGACGGCTCCTACGCCTTAAATCTGACTAACTATACGGGTAGTAAGGATTTTCCTCAATTTCCAGAATTTAAACAATCTTATTACTTTATACATAATGGAAAAAATATTATATTTGATAAACCAGTTACAGGTAAAATAAAAGTTTATTACAACTATCTAGTAGACAGCCTTAGATTTAGGCTAATTATTAGAAAAAATGTTTTAGAGGTAACATATCCAGGAGAAGCAGATCTTGTTTTGATCAAGGTAAAGACACAAAGCTATGATCCCTATTATGATAAACTTACAAAAGTAATATCAAACAATTAAGAAAAAAATATGCAGCTTTCGCCAATCACATTAGTATATGATCAAATAGCTAACGCTATTTCCGCATTTTTAAAAAAATATACAGATGGAAAATATATAACAAAAAAAGATATGTTAGAGGATTTTAATAAATATCTAGTAGACATATATAATACAGCAAACTCTCCTCAAACAAAGTTGGAACTATATGAGCTAGGAGAACCTTTATCTTCATTAAAGATGAATAAGTTTATTAATTTATTTAGGGATGACATTAATACATGCGCAAAACAATTAGACTTTTTAAACGCAAGGACTATTAGTCTATTTAATTTATTCACAGAAGAAATTGAAGGTGAAAAAAAATACTCTGAAAGAATACTCTCAAAGATAAAGATACTACAAATGTATAGTTCAAGTATATCTAACGACATGGTATATATGGGGGACTCTTTTGAAAATGGCGATTATTTAGATTGGACAAAGATGAAAGTTAATCTTAATCCAATGATAAATGGGGGGTTTGCCTCCTTAAGAATAAAAGACATTCCGAATATATGGAAACCAAACAAAGTTACAATAAATAAATCAAATGGTTTTATTGGGAATAATCACACCGCCATAAAGAAGAAGGCGGCTATATCTTCCGTCGACTCCGCTAGCAATTATGAGTATTCATTCTTGAATTCCCCTAGCGCATCAAGATTATTGGATATAGTAGATGGTAACCCAGCTTCCTACTTTATTTATGAAGCTATATCTATTAACAGATTAGATCAGGTCCACCGAAGCAATGGCGAATTTTCCTACATAGTAGACGATACAACGTTAGTAGATTCTCCCAAAGGCTCTCTCGTTAATTGGGCATCTCATGATATGACGAAGCCGCTAGTGTTAGATTTGATAATTGAGTCAAATTTATCTGATACTGCGAATACAGTAATGGTAAGGCCATATTTTGAATCTTCAAAAATAGTAAAGATAACCAATATCTATATTACAGATTCTGGTGGAAAAACAGAGGATATTCTTACAGGGGAACACTATATCGGTCTGTCTATGGAGAATCTAACTAAAGAATCTTTTGAAAACTATTCTTTAAATTATGCAGTTTTTTCATTTTCAGAAAGAAAAGTCAAACAATGTAGGATAGTTATGAAACAGGAATATTTTCAGAATGAAGAAATACTCCACACTTACTGGAAGACTAATTACGAGGCTGCTAATATTGATGCAAGTCCTTTTTATGGATCGGTAAGATTTAATCCAGAGAAACTAAACATCGATTCTAATAACGGAATAACCTACGATAGATCACAGATATCGCCCATGCTGTCCAACCCAAATATTTTTAAAAAAAATAATGTATTTTCCAAAAACATTAATGTAGCTATACACAGTAAAAGCGGGGGGACTAACCCTCAGTTATTAAATACGTTTTTTAATATACCGATCAAGACTGTCAATGAAGTGTTGTTGGCTGATAGGATGTCTATTGGTATCCGCGATATATCTTTATCGCGTCAAGAATATGAATCTTCAGCTGAGATAATATCAAAGCCTTATAACTTTGATCTTCCTATAGAATCATTAATGTTAGATATAGACTCAAATAGTAGGGAGATTGCTGAATCAGGTGGGCATATAGAGTCTTTTATATCCCTAGACATGGGTAATCAATGGATCCAAATTTCCCCTGTTCAATCCGGTTATTCATATGGTAAAAGTAGCAAATCCGCTATACCTGAGGTGCTAGCTTTTAATCAAAATATATCAAATGGCTTTAAATTGCCTGGTGTTCAATATCTCAATCATCCAACAACAAATATAAATTCAATTGAATATAAAATACCTAGTCAAGTAAAAAGTATTTTAGTAAAAATTAATATGGTAAAAGGAGTGGGTCAGTTATCTCCACAGATATATTCATATAAGTTAGCAGCAAAGGTTAAGCCAGCGTGAACATTTCAACAATTCAAAAGAGAAGATTTTTAGAAAACCTATATAAATTATATTATTCAAGTGGCTCAAAACCTACTGATCAGGAAATCAAAAAAGCTTTTAATGATTTTTTTGCTATCAATAAACCAGGATTTCCACTTTCGAGCAATTCGAGATCTTTATCCCAACAGACAATAGTTAATGTTGATACGTTAAATGAAATAATGGCAAATAGTTTATTTAATCTAGACATTTTATATGATGCTATAATAGAGAATAGCGATGAACTTTTCCAGATAACTACAACTTTAAATAAAAAAATTAATAATTTAAAAACTAAAAGAAAAAAGCTTGAAAGTAAAATAGATAGTTTATTATTTTCCAACAATAATACAGATGGATATTTTTATTCTTATATAGAGAATTTTTCCTCTATTGAGAATATAGACATATCACTATCTACGGCTTATGTAGACGCCCAATTCGGTTCCGCGACACTCAGTCAGGAAACTTCAGATAGATATAGTATTTTCGCAATAGATAATATTAATAATTCTAGTGTAGAATTATCCATTTATGAGAATGGATCATTGGTTAACAGTGTAGTAAGTGCAGAAAATTTTAACAATGTTTTTGATGGATTAACAGATACATATTGGAGCCACGAGCACAGAACTATTGCCCCCGTCCCAGTAGCATTAAAGATAACAATACCAGTAAGTAGCACTGTAATTTTGTCTAAAATATCTGGTTATATATTAACTTCTTCTCCCGTATCTGTAACTCTGAATTTAACATCTGTTGACGGTTTACCTGAACAAACTATTCTAAAAAATTCCCTGTCAGACTACAGTGCTTTTAATTTCCTAATTGAGTCTAAGGGCTATAAATCTATAGATATATTAATGATAAAAAATGAACCAGATTATGTTGACCTAAAATCTAAAACACCATATGTATATAGAATGGGTTTAAGAGATTTGATATTTAGTTCGACAACAAGATCAAAAACTGGAATAATTGTTTCTTCTCCAATATCCCTACCAACTCAGGTAAATAAGTCTTTTGTCATAGACGCAGTTTCCATAGATGTAGAGGAAAAATTTACTAATGAAGGCTCCGTTCGATATTTTGTCGGGCAAGATATACCCAACGCTAGTAGTATTTCTGATTTTAACTGGTTTCCAATATCACCTAATAACTCACAGAATTCTGAATTTAATTCAGTCATTAATTTTAATGGTTCAAACAAAGTTACCAATTACATCTCGAATACACCCAATGCTAAGGAAGTCGAAATGATTCCCCTGAATTCTACTTCTAATAATATAAATGATTTAAATCCTAATATAAATATTTATCAAGATAAATCAGTTTATAGAATAGCAGCTCTAGATCTTGACATCGAATATATAAACCCGCTCTTACTCGGTAATGTAGATTCTTTCAAGCACTATTATGTACTGGATGTTATTAAGGGAAGGTATACTGATCTTCCATACTGGTTTGGTAGGATTAGGGATGGAAAAACTGATGACACTCTTCTTAGGGCAGATCTCACCCAGGTTCATACGGGCTTAAATGTTGGAATTAATACGCCTAATTCTGGATTTTTAACTACAAAACTTATATGCGCAAATGCAAGTTCATTCATAAACACCATAAGTAAGTCTACTCCGAGCCTTGATTTGGCAGTATATATAAACGGGATTATGGTTAGTGAGCTGCCATCAGGGAAATTAAATCATACTTCAAGATGGGATCTAATTGAGGGTATAAATGATATTCTAATAACTTATGACAAGACCTTAGATGGGTCATTCTCCATAACTCTTACCGACGGTGATAATTTATCTACTTATGGGACTATGTTTACTGATTACTTCTTTTATTTAGATAAATTTGATTTTTCAAATAAAAATATGAAAGATAATCTTTATTTTACAATAGATAAGATTTTTGGAAGAAAGGAATTATTAGCCTCGTCGCCATTACAGGGTCGTTCTAAGCTCGATTATATTACAAAAAGTAATGTAGCCCCCGCCGCGATAAGATTTAGGGCAGACCTTATAAGGTATAATAATCCCTTTTCTACTCCAGCTATCGATCAAGTAAGAGTTAAATTTAAGCACAAAGACCTATAGGAAGGGATCTACACAGGTACTATACCCGTAGATGAACACAATGCAAAAAACATTCTCCATAAGAGCACAGAGGTTGGTTCAGCCATTCTTTGGTAGATTCAGACAAAGATACAGGGGGCACCGCGTTAGCCTTGATGAAAATAGGGAAGCAAATTTCTTTTTACTAGACATAAATGTAATTAATGCTCAACTGGAAGCAATTAAAACCACTCAGTCAGATTTGGCGAATAATTTTATAGGTAATTTTAATAATCTTTCCGAATTAGAAAGACTAGACCATGGTCAAAACTACGATCTAAGCAGTATTGATGTTTTCTATCAAGATGTATATGGGTTAAGTGAAGTAGCATTGCAGCCGCTTGTGTTAGCAAAGGCAGGCAAAATATCGTCTATCCTGGAGAGATTAGAGAAAAAAGTAAAAATATTAGAAAGTACGGTAGGTAATTAATATGGCAGACTTGATGAACACCGCAAGGCAGGACGCTAAATATGGTGGGCCTGTAATTAGCACTGATTATAATCTAAGAATAGAACAAAATTATCAAGATTTATTATATTTATATAATAAAGCAAACACGCTTGACGAAGAAAGCCGTATTGCCCTTGAAAGAGTTCTCAAGGACCAGGCGATGCTTTCTAATGCGGTAGTAGATCTTTCTAATAGAATTAGTGCACTTGAATCGGACCAGGCGAAATTGTCTATATATTCGTTTTCTCAAATAGATTATGCACGATTTAATGGAACATCTTTTTCTATTGGGCCAACAGAACTATTAAGCTTAGATCCGACCTACAACAGTATTACTCTTCCTCGAATCGCTTCGGCATCAAGTTCTAAAATTAAGTTTTACAATCCTGTCGATGGGCAGATTGTTTCGGATTTATTTAAAGTTAGAATAGATAATAGTTTTGGAGGAGTTGATTCCCCTGGAGCTATTGTAAGTTCTACTCCAGTTTATCAAGCTATATTAGATAATCCGAATAAAGTCTGGAGTAGAACAATTATTTCAAACAGTAATGCTAGCGGCCCCGCAGAGCTCATGCTTTACTGTAAGCTATCTTCAGAATTTACTGGATCATTAAGAACTAATTGTGTTAGACTGAACCCATATCCAATGCATTCTGTTAATGTATATTCGGTAGAATATACCAATAGCCCGAACCCTTCCTTGACCAACAATGATGTGTGGACGCCATTAAATTTCGACTCACTTTACGACAATGAACATGAAGCTATAGGCTATGTTCCACCTGGAGGCTATTCTACGCTTGGCTTTGATGAGATTAGAAATGCTGGTCCGCTGTCATTTTATTTTGCGGAAATAGAAATGACAGCAGTAAGAGTCCGTTTACGTCAAAGTAATTATTTCAAAGAAATGGATAAATATTCATATACATATGGTCTTTCGGACTTTGATATTAGATATGATAAATTTGCCAGTACTGGTAAAATTATAGTAAATTACAAAGCTCCAACAGGAAGACTTTTTGCGGGAATAAATAGTGTTGATCCCATTATCTACAATGTAAGCAGATCTAATATGTCTAAGGCATTCTCCTATAGGGTTATCTACCAGAACGGGGATAGCTACTCTACAAGTAATCCTGGTGCGTCTAGTGAGGTCTGGATAGAGGTAACCCTGAATGCTTTGGAGGATAAAACAGCTCCAGTACTATCAGATTTGGTATTAGACTACGATTATGTGTAGTTTATAGGCCATTTATATTTTATTTGAATAATAAAAGTTAGAAAAAGCATATCTATTTTTACTATATAAGTATCAAGTTTCTATAAGGAGATAATAAATGGCTACATTTTATACTGGCCCAAGACCGGTTCTTAAGGGCAGAAGCACTGAGGACATGGTCAATCCTTATACCTCAATGAGCGGTAAGGTCAAATCATCTGGGGTATATTCATATTATCCGCTCTATAGCACTAGCAGTGTCCTTGATGGCGGCCCCGACAATGACCATACCGCTGGGACAGGAGATTATCCAGGTAACAGATTCCTTTCACAGTTATTTAATGGGACAACTCTTTATAGTGGCACAACGCCATTAGCTGGAACTTTTCTGGATGGTGTTGGTTTAAGATTCGCACCAAAACAATATAAGGGTTTATCTGGTGCGCAAGTATTCGCTAGTGGTTTTGGGCACGATAAAAGATCCCTATACTATGGCAACTATAGTAATTATATTTTTGATGGTGTTGAATCCGCAGAAGCTTTTGCAGATACAGGTCACGCAATTAGGGCAATTGGAGCAGCTGGTACTGCCAATTCATTTGGTGCCTTTGGGCCGAATGAGCAAAAGGGTGTGACTAGCTCTAAAGTATTTACTGATGGCTATGGAGTCGATAATGTAGTTAGCGATTATGGTAGATATAAGGTCCAGGAATATAAGGGAGTTACTTCCGCTAAGGCATTATAATATTTCTGTAGAACGCGTGCAACTATAATCGCACATGATATACTCATAGAACGGAAACCGACGCTCAGAAATGAGACGAAGATGTCCCGCCCGAAAGGGCGGGATTGTCTTTTCCCAGACTAGTTATATGAGTTTACATGGTTTTATGAAGGATTATAAATGTCTTTAGATATTTTAAAAAAAGTAATAGACGAAGATACTATCCCCTTAGAGGTCGCAGAGAAGTATCTCACTATATTTTTGGGTCCAACTGATTGGAAAAAAAATATAAATAAATTATGGGATATATCTGGATCAAAAACTAAAAATCTTGACGCAAAAAAAGCATATATGCGAAGAGCGATCAGCTGCGCAGTGTTGTTGCCCTATACAGAAAAGAGCGCAGTACCATCTCCACCAGAAAATCTTTTGTTTTGGTGTACAGCCTGGGTTCAATTTAATGAGAGAGAATGGTTTGATCTTTTTAAGAAAATTATAAAAGAAGATATTGACATAACAAACAATAGAAATCAGGCTATACTATTAGGGGTAATAGATCCTATAGATATTTCACCGCTTAGTAGGCAAGCTTTTAATTGGCTTTATGGTAAGGCAAAAGATGCTGGAGAACTAGATGGTCCTAATGTTGAGGGGTTAAAAGTAAAGTTCGCGAATATAGTAAAATCATATGGTGGAGCTATAGTTTGTAATATGTTTGTAAATCATAAAAAGAATGTAAATAATGTTTTTAATTGGAGAAGTGGTTATTTTTTTGAAAGAGAGATACACAAGGTCTATCCCGTGCAGGACATTCTAAAAATAAAAAGTACAGAAATCGAAAAGACAAATTCAAAATATATTAGAAAAGTACACAATTAGGAGATAGTTAGTGTCGCAAATATTCTTAGAAGAATCAGAAAATGGCAATCCAAATTTAGCTTCTACCATAGATAAAGTTCCATCAATGTTTACCTTTAGACTAACAGACGATTTCGTTGAAGGGTATAAAAGTAAGAAAGCTCCGTTTGGATATAGGGATGCTGCAGGTAATTCGGTAGGGGAGATAACATTTCTCCGTACATACTCTCGCCTTAAAAAAGATGGTACTAAGGAAACGTGGGTTGAAGTTTGCGAAAGAGTGATCAATGGGATGTACTCCCTACAGAAAGATCACTGTAAAAAAAGTCGCCTACCATGGAACGATGCTAAGGCGCAAGCAAGTGCTAAAGAGGCATTTGATAGGTTATTTAATTTAAAGTGGTCTCCGCCAGGTCGTGGTTTATGGATCATGGGGACAAATATTGTCAATGTACAAAAAAATTCAGCCGCACTTCAAAATTGTGCATTTATTTCTACAAATGAGATGAACAAGTTTAACCCAGCTAAACCATTTGCCTTTTTAATGGAAGCATCAATGTTGGGAGTAGGCGTTGGGTTTGATGATAAAGGTGCGGATAAAGATTTCACTATTTATGAACCCAAGGGAGCCACCAACATAACCATACCAGATACACGTGAGGGTTGGGTGGACTCATTGACAATGGTATTAAATTCATATCTAAAAGAGAACCAGCCATCTTATGAATTTGACTATTCTCAGATCAGACCTAGTGGGACACCTATCAAAACATTTGGTGGGATAGCAGCAGGTCACGAACCACTTGAAAAACTGCATTTATACATCAGAAAAATATTTAAGGATAGAGCTGGAGAGAAGCTTACACGTATTGATATAGCCGATATTGGTAATCTTATTGGGGTCTGTGTAGTGTCTGGTAATGTTCGTCGCTCCGCAGAGCTTTTAATCGGTCGCCTAGATGATGATAATTTCTTGAACCTAAAAAACAAAAATGTTTTTCCAGAAAGAAATTCTTATGAAAAATTAGCCCCAGGTTGGGGATGGATGTCCAATAATTCAGTTGAGACGGTTGTGGGATCAGATCTATCTAAAATTATTGACGGTATTACCCTGAATGGTGAGCCAGGTGTTATCTGGATGGATCTTGCTCGTAAATATGGACGCTTAGCAGATCCGCCCAATAATAAAGATTGGAGAGTTTCTGGATTTAACCCCTGTGCTGAACAAAGCCTTGAAAGTTTCGAATGCTGCACACTTGTGGAAACATATCTTAACCGTCACGATTCACTAGAAGACTATAAACGTACGCTTAAATTTGCGTACCTGTACGCTAAGACGGTTACTCTTCTTCCTACTCATTGGGAGGAAACCAATGCAATTATGCAAAGAAATAGACGCATTGGAGCCTCTATGTCCGGCGTTGCTAATTTTGCAGATCGTCTTGGCATCCCCGCATTGCGTGAGTGGATGGATCAGGGCTATAAAACTATCCAACGTTATGATAATATTTATTCAGAGTGGCTAGGCATTCGTGAGTCGATTAAAATGACTACGATTAAACCATCTGGAACTGTTTCTATTCTTGCTGGCGAATCACCTGGGGTTCATTGGACTCCGGGGGGGAAATATTTTAATCGTACAATTAGATTTTCTAATTCCGAACCAATGCTAGAGCTTTTCAAAATGGCGAATTATAGAATAGAAAAAGATATAACTGATGTAAAAAATACGTCTGTTGTTTATTTTCCAATTAAATCAGAAGCAGCTCGCGCAGAAAAAGACGTAACAATTTTTGAAAAAATGTCACTTGCCGCTATAGCACAGCGCTATTGGTCGGATAATTCAGTCTCTGTAACTGTATCTTTTGATACAAAAACTGAGGCTAAGCACGTAGGCACTGTTCTCCACATGTATGATGGGCAATTGAAAACTGTTTCATTTCTGCCCAGCGGGAACAATACCTACCCACAAATGCCATACACCCAAATAACTGAGGAGGAATATATTGAAGCGACTAAGAGCCTATTCTCTATAGACTTTTCTGGAGTTTATGCGGGGATGGCGCTAGATGCCATCGGAGAGGCCTACTGCACGACGGACTCATGTGAAATTAAATTGATAAAGGATAATACGAAAGTCTAATTCGGTGATATAATATATATATGGAAATTCAAGATAAAATACAGGTATTAGACAAAGGCTATGTTAGATTAGTAGATACTATGGGCAGCGACCTGTCTATTGTGAATGCAGCCAGAGTTTCTTTTGCTAAAGAATCATTTGAACTTTCCAGAAAAGACGCTCAGCTAATTGATTTTTTAATTAGAGAAAATCATATGTCGCCTTTTAGGCATGCGTGTGCAACCTTTGAAATTAAAGCACCACTGCTTGTTGCGAGACAGCACTGGAAATATGTTGTGGGGTCAGACCACACTATGGATTCATGGAACGAGTCATCTAGAAGATATGTGGAAACTAACCAGGAATTTTATGTCCCAACAGCTGATGGCTGGAGAGTAGCCGCAGAAGAAAAGAAGCAAGGGTCTGGCGGTCCGATTGGTCCATGGATTGGTTCTTTATTAACTCAGGAATTATTGAGATATATTGAACAGGGTGAATCACTATATAGTATGGCACTAGATAATGGCGTAGCTGCAGAGCAGGCTAGATTATTTTTGCCAGCGTATGGGATGTATGTTACATATAGATGGACATGCAGTCTTCAGTCGATAGTTTTATTTTTGAATCAAAGAATGAAAGAAGATGCACAGTACGAAATAAGAGACTATGCTAAGGCGGTGTTTTCTTTAATAGAGCCGAAGTTTCCAATATCATTATCAAGCCTAGTGGACAGAACAAATGTTTAAAGATATATTAATTTCATTATTATTTGCGTTTGCAATTAATTGGGCTGTAAGCATGCAGCTTCTTGCCCAGATCACAAAACAAAAAAGAGTAAAAGTTATTTCTATAACTCTTGCGCTTTTTCTTTGTTCTGTTAGTGCCCTTTTGATTAGGAGTTTTTAGTGCCTGCATCCAAGTTAAACTATATTGTAGTATATAAAAATCATAGTCAAGTATATGGTTCATCTACAAGTAAAATAGCAATAGATTCTCCTCCACCAGAGGGTTTAACTGAGGCTGATAAAAATATATTCTTTGTAACATTCGAACCAGACTCAGATAACATTTGCTTATATAAATATAAGGAAGATAAAATTGGTGGATTTGATTTAGATGATAAATCTAACCAACCTAAAAAGGTAAGTAAAAAAGAAAAAAAGTAATATGGCTAAAAAAATAAATCAAAAGAAAAAAATTAATATAAAACTTTCCGCTGGAGAGACCTATGCTATAGGTAATATGGAAGCGTTCCTTCATATAATTAAAATCTACAACGGGATTAACACACATGCTCAGAGTGAGGAAGATAAAAAGATCGGTTTAGATATATTAAACCTAGCAAAAAAAGCTTTAGAACTAGTTTACAATGGAGGGGCAAATGACTCAGAAGATGAGTGGCAAGAGTAATATTCTATTTTTTGGTTTTGTATTGGGAGCACTTATCTATATTTTGAGAAAAAATAACAATTCTTTTTTAGTAAAAGATATTTCATTGGATCAATATAAGAATAGACTAAGTGAATTTTATATTAATGGGGAATTAGACGATAAGATGAAAGAAATGTGTTCTTATGTAAGTTCCGGGGTAACCGTCAATGATGCATTTGACATGTTAACTGTGGGGCTATTGTAGGGTCTGATGTTTTATGATTGATCTTTGTGTGGTTAGTTACAATACTAGACGACTTCTTGAGCGACTATTAGATTCTTTACATGAGAATTCAGCAGGGCAGGAAAAATCTTGGACACTTTATATCGCAGATAATGACTCTCCCGATGATACTATTTCATGGTTAATAGAAAATAATAATAGGTATAATATAAAGAATATTTATCTTAATGATAATATAGGCTATTCTTCAGCTTGCAATCAAATGGCTAGTAAAGGTACCGGCGAAATTATAGGACTACTTAATTCGGATGTATGGTTTTCTAATGAAGATATAGAAAATATACAAAAAATATTTAACGAAAATCCAGATATACACATTCTTGGCCCAAAACAAAGAGATGAAAAAGGCAAGATAACCCATGGTGGTATTACCGGTACTCCAACCAAACCAATTATGAGGGGGTGGATGCAGCAGGATCCAGAAGATTTATTATTTAAAGATAGAATAAGCTGCGTTGGCATATCTGGAGCCGCCTATTTTATAAGAAGAGATGTATGGAATGTATTAACAAATCATCCCCAATACAGGGAGATGTACCCCAATGCCATAGGCGCGTTTTTACCCACTCCCCATTATTATGAGGAAACATGGTGTTCATATTTTGCCCGTCATTTAGGTTACAATGTAGTGTATGATGGCTCTGTATCAATCGGGCATAGTTGGCATGCGTCACACCCTAAGCCTAACGAGGGCTACAGCCATGCTGACGCACAGTTCCAATTAAGTCAATCAATATTTCGCAAAGCATGCGATTACATAGGAATAGAAAGAGATTAAAATGACAGTTAATTTTAACCCATATCAATACAAAGCAGAAGTTAAAAAAATAGTTGATGGAGATACATTTGATATCTTAATTGATCTTGGTTTTGATACCTATAGATACGGTCGCGTTAGACTATATGGTGTGAATACTCCAGAAAGTCGTACCACAAATCTAGCAGAAAAAAAACAAGGATTAGCCGCAAAAGAATTTACCAGTCAATGGTTAAAGACCGCTGGCAATAAAGTAAATATAGAAACTATTTTAGATAAAAATGAAAAATATGGTAGAATACTCGCTAGAATATATAATAGCGCAGGTGCTTGTCTAAATGCAGACATTGTAACGGCTGGTCTTGCTCGTGAATATTTTGGCGTAGGCAGTAAGACCTGGGCTGAGTTTGGGAAAGACTTATAAGTAAAGGAGATCGTTAATGCAATGGTTCAGCAGTGATCATCATTTTGGCCACGCAAATATTCTAGAATATTGTGGCCGTCCCTACGACAATGTTCAAGATATGAACGAAGATTTAGTAGATCGTTGGAATTCGCGCATAAAGCCAAACGATTCTGTTTATGTTATAGGAGACTTATGTCTTGGAAAATTATCAAGAAGCCTGGAATATGTCAAGTATCTCAATGGAGTTATCACATTAATCATAGGTAATCACGACAAGCCCTTCAGGACTTTAGGGGATAAACGTGAGCGCTGCATACAATTTTATTTGGACGCTGGGATTCAATCAGTAATAGATGGTCCTATCAATATATTTATCGATAAATATAATGTAACATTATGTCACTTCCCCTATAAGGGAGATTCACAAGAAGGTGACCGATTTAGTGAATACCGACCAAAGGGTAATAATATTCTTCTTCATGGCCATACCCATGGCAAATGGAGAACAAATAAACGCATGATTGATATTGGGGTAGATTCTTGGGGTGGTTTTCCAGTAAGTAAAGATGAAATTATTAAATTAATTAAAGAAGATAATTGGGATTTGCCACCATTAATATGGAGAGAAAAAAAATATTATGTCTAATATACCAGAAGAGTTTAGTTTAGTAACAGATATCCAATTTAAAGGAATATCTTGGGGCTATCTTATGGATGATACTAATGGATTAGATGCTCTAGAAAAAGAATTCGGTGATTGTAGTTTGTCTGGTATAGCAGATTATGATGACGATAGTATAGAGAGCATTCTTACCATAGGGTTTTTTGATGAAAAAGATGCTGATCTATTATGCTTACGATTAACTGAAATATTTGGACCATCTATTCAAATTCTATCTGTCCGTCAATATTTTTCAAATGGCGATAAAGACATCCCCTATGGAAAGGAAGATAATGAATGAAAAATCTATTAACTAGAAGAATTAAACTAAAATTAGTTTATGCAAATACTAATAAAAAGTTTTGTACCTGTAAATTAACTAAGGAAGAATTTAATATTATTTGCGAAGCTGCAAACGTAGGTGGTGAAACATTAGAAGAATTTCTCCAAAGTGTTATTGACGAGCTAGTACAATTCTCTAGAGAAGAGCTGGCAACTGGTAATCTTTATAAAAAAAAGCCTCTAAAAAAAAGAAAAGCACCAGAAATTCCTATTGAATCTGGTTGGAGAATCCCGGGAACTAATATTGATATTACAAGCATTGCTCTTGGAATAGCTGCAGTAATGGTAGCGATATTTGCAATGGTGTTTATACTAGCAGTGTCATGATCGGTAATAATATTATTGCCACTATATAGATTTTATGTGGTATACTGAACAGATCTAATAAAGCCACTTTTACAACGCCGTATCGCTTAGGCGATTGGAGTGGCGCGGCCATCTTATCAGGAGATGGTTGTCGGTTAAAGGCAGTAATGTCTTTCTTAAGGGTGATTAGGCCCGTAGTGGAGCGACTCTAGGGCGGACGCGCCCTAGAGCCACTATCATTTTTAATGGACTAATCGACAAAGGTTTTTAATGAGAACAAAAGTATTTTTATCTGGAGCGATAGAAGAGGTGGGGATATACGCTCATGGATGGAGAGATAGGGCGGTATGCTTATTGGATCAACACGGTTTCCATGCAGTTAACCCGATGGATTTCTGCCTAGAGGAGACTGGTTGTGAGCCGAAAGAAATAGTTAGTAAAAATATGTTTCTACAAAAACAGTGTGATATTATTTTAGTGGAGTATATGATCCCCAATAGGGCATATATTGGCACTGACTATGAAATGACATTAGCTCATATGGGTAACCAGCCAGTTATAACATTCGCCCACGATAGCTATAAGCAAAGAGTTTATCTAAATTTTTTATCCACTAAGGTTGCAGCAAGCCTAGAAGATGCGGTAGAATATATCGCGTACACATATCCATCAAAAAAATAAAAAGGAATAATACAAATGGAAAATAAATATAAGTATTTTACTGTAACTACAACTTCGATTGTTAAGGCAGCGAATATGTCCGAGGCGGCTAAGATTGCTGCTAGTAACCGTCGTACGGCTACTGGTATTGCAGGAGAGCTCCTATTCAAGGATGTTGATGTAGAGCGCATTACCGCCATAAAGGCACGTGAGCAAATCGAAAGTTAAACTATTATATTGTTTGGGTAGCGGGTAAAACCGCTACCCTTTTTAGTTAGGAAAAAATAGTGGGACAAAAAATCATTGCACAAATGGTTGGGAGAAACGAAGCTAGTAGATTTCTCCCAGAAGTTTTAGAAAGATTAAAGAATCAAGTAGATAAAATTGTTTTTACAGACGATTGCTCTACTGACAATACCGCAGATATTGCGAGAGATTACGCACATGTTTATAGAACCGAGGAACCAACCTTTTCTATCCATGAAGGCAGACTTAGGGAATATGCTTGGGCTAATCTAAAAGAACATGCTAATGAAGGTGACTGGATTATCGCGATAGATTGCGACGAAATGCTGTATGGATCTTCAGACATTAGCAATGTTGATATAAGAGATATCCTTAACAAATCTGAAAAAGATGTAGTTAATGTCCGTTTCTATCATATGTGGAACGAAAAACAGTATAGAGTAGACAAGCTGTGGGCTCCAAATAATAGTAATAGAATATTTAGATATATGTCTGGTGGTAAGTTTAGAGATAGAGTTTTGGCATGCGGCGCAGAACCAACATATGTATCAGAGTGGATGTCTCAGGGTAATTTTTGGGTTAATTCATCACTAATAATGCAACATTTAGGTTATGTACGAGATGAAGATAAAGCTTCTAAATATGAAAGATATTCGAATTTAGATGGTGGAAAATACCATAATGGAAATCATATTAATTCAATAATAGATAAAGATCCAGTATTAATTAACTGGGGAAACTTAGGGATTTAAAAAATGAAAAATCAAATTCAAGCGTCGATAGAACTAACACAATTAATGACGGCAAAAGAAAAGTTTGCCTTTATTAATATATCTAAATCAGCCATAGTTGCTTTAAACAAAAAGAATGATAACAATATTCCTCCACGTTTTAGTAAAGAAATTATTCGTTCTATTAATTTAAATAATAGAAGAATTATAAAGAATGTTTCCGATACACTTGTTGAGGAAATAGAGGGGGATAAACACGGTAGTATAGGTCTAACAAAAGACGCAAGATTATTTAGCCCAAACTTATTCGAGTATTATTCTGAAAATAATAAATTAGTATATGATTCAATTTTCGAATTTTATATAAAAAATACACCTAGTGTTATCGTATCTTTTCATGATAAAAAAACAATTTATAACTTTATGGGATTTAAAATGAATGTAATAAATGTTTCTTTTAATAATTATTATTCTAGATTAGATGAAGTATTTGGAAAGATAGCTGCACTTGAAGGCAAGATTCAGTATTGTCTTTTTGATTGTTCTTCTCTAGGGTTAGCATTATCAAATTCTATTTGGAATAAATTAGATATGTCTATCATAGACCTTGGTAAAACGATAAGTCATTCAAACACTTATAGTACGGTTAAATAAAGTGCATGGCGCACATCGCGACAAGGATGAGGATGATCAGGAATTCTTGAGAGATCTTTTGTTGGAAACATCTTTATCTATTAATTTAATAGCAAAGGAATTAGGCTGGACAGTAGCTCAGGTAAACAAAAAAATTAATAGTCTTGGTCTTAACTGGCTTAAAACTAGTAGAAAAAAAATGTCTAGAGGACAGACAGCACTTACACTCGCACTGCAAAAGCTTCTACCGGGACAAAAAATAGTTAACGAATATCATATAGGAGATAAACTAAAGTTAGATGTGTACTGTGAAAATTACGCGTTAGCGGCTGAGTATCACGGTAGGCAGCATTTTTATTATACTAGTAGATTTTTTGAATCAAGATATGATTTTGATGAAGCGGTTAAAAGGGATGTAAAAAAAGAAAAATGGTGTAAGGAAAATGGAATAGCTCTAATTATTTTCCGCTATAATGATAGTCTAAGTGAGCAGTCAGTATTTGATAGGTTGATGGAGGGTATCCGAAGTAGCCCTTTTAAGGAGAAGCAGAAGCCAAAAACTATAGCTTCCAATGAAGTATATAGGAGTATAAAGAAAAAGAACTCAGAATATAAAAAGAAAATATATCGATCTATAAAAGAAAAACGTGATGATGACAGAACTAAGTAATGTGCCGAAAGATAGTACTCCTTTAGAATATCAGATATTCGCACTATCCCTTAGGAAGAAGGGGGCTATTGAATATTTTAAATTAAATCTACCAGAAGATATTGTTGGTAGTATCCATGGGGAAAAGGGTATTAACGAATTTTATTTAGCGCTACTGTCGTTCTACGATGCGACACATCTCGACATAGTTGATCCAATAGCATTTAAATCCTGGCTAGAAACAGATACTAATATTTACGACGCACTGGGCGGCAATCCAGGTGTAAGTATTATGGTAGACATATTAATGGGAATAGAGCTTTCTACCGAACAATCTATCACTGAACTTATAAGACATAAGGGGAATAAAAGAAAGCAAATAAATTATCTTCAAGAATTACAATTAATTTTAACTCAAAAAGGGCAGAAAACTGAAGACGATACTGCAAGAATACAAATTCTTACATCAGAAATAAGAGATCTAGAAAATCAAATACGATATAACCCACTAGACAAGATAACTACAGCAGAAGATATTGCTACTAGAGCTGACGCCTTGTTGGAGATCCCGAGCTTTCTCCCTACACAATTCAAAGCCCTTAATAGAGCCATGGGGTACTGTGTGGATGAACAGACAGAGGCATTAACGGAACGTGGTTGGCTTAAATATGGTGATATTAAAGACGTTGATAAAATTTTAGTGTTTGATCCTAATACAGAAACAACAAAATGGGAACTACCAAAATCATACTATGAAAACTATGATTATGATGGACCAATGATTCAATTGGGTGGTGGATTAAATTCTAGATTTGACGCGCTAGTAACACCTCATCATAAGTGGATTGTTAGGTATCGTCGTTCAAAAAAACTAAAACCAGTTCAAACTTGGCTACTTCCGAATGAGGGTTCTATCCCCAGATTTGCCAGTTATGAGTCACCACTAGAAATATTTGAAGACGCTCTTGTAGAATTAGCAGCCTGGTATTTTACTGAGGGTTCTTTACAAAAAAATTTAACAACCATAACCATTGATCAGTCTTTAAAGATAAATCCAGAAAATGTTCAGGCCATTAGGGATATACTTGTATCTTTAGGGGCCAAATGGAGAAAAGACTTTAAGGAACTTACGACTTACGATAAAAGAAGAGAAGGAATTTGGGTCACTGAATATACAAGCAAAACTGATTGTATTGTGTTCGTATTAACTGGCTACGGTATCGATGAATTGCAAAGAATTATTTCTGGTCCAGATAAGGTTCCAACATCAGAATTTCTTAATAATCTGTCCATGAGACAGGCGCAGCTGTTTGTCGAAACAGCAATGAGAGGAGATGGGACTCCCACTAAAAGATTGTTTTATCAACATAACGAGTTAAGAATGAATGCTTATATGCATGCAGCAGTTTTAGCTGGTTATGGGCCTAATCTGTCGTCCGATGGGACTGCATGCAGCTTAGCATTGCGACATATAGATCTTAAGCGAATCTCGAGAGAGCAGGTAGAATATTCGGGTTTGATATGGTGTCCACAAACAGAGGCTGGTTATTGGATTGCTCGACGTAATGGAAAGGTTTACATTACCGGTAATACTGATAAAGGCGGGTTTTTTAAGGGCGCGGTACATGCCGTAATAGCAGCCTCAGGAAAAGGTAAGAGCACTTTTGTTAAGTGTTTAGCTAATCATTGGCTAGATAACGGCTATAGAGTGCTTTACATAAATTTTGAAGAAGCGACAGGTCATTGGGAGAGAGTCTTAATGACACAAATTATAGAGAAAAACGTATACGCCGAGGCATCAAAGTGGACAGAAGAAGAAAAACAGGGTTACCTTAATATTTTTAGGGCTAGACTTAAAACATGGGGGGATCGATTGATGATCAGACATGATCCAGATACCCCTTACTTTGAAGACCTAGAGTTTTGGCTAAGAGATATCATAGGTCATAATGTTAATCTTCCTGACATAGTTATTATAGATACTATCCAATCAATGTTTACTAGGGGCGGTAGTAAGGGCAAACCTCGTTGGGGTGAGTTTGAGGAGATGATGGTTAGACTTGAGAAATTAGCTAGAGACATGAATTGTGCACTTATTATTACCGCGCAAGAAAATGCGAATAGAATGAAAGAAAAACGTGAAGTTGTTCAACAATCTGATACTGGTGGCTCACTAACAATCCAGCAAAAATGCGCAGTAACAATCTTTATTACAGAGAAACGCTTGGCGACTGATGACGAGACTGAGGACGAGACTATAATGCAGTTACAGATCCCAAAAAATAGAATAACTGGTTCTACATTTTTATATGATCCTCCATTAGTCAAATATGTAGACTATAAGAAAACATACGAAGATTATGATCCAGTAACAGATGATTCTTATATTTCTTCGTCATCTTTATTAGATGACCTTCTAAACGGAAAGGATTTTTATTAATGATAAAGCTAACAGTAGAGGCTGTTAAAGATTTCCAAATGTGCGAAAGACTATACGATTATAGACATAGGCAAAATATCCCTGAACGAGTTTATGCTAGAGATATACATACGGAAAAATTCGAATCGACTATAAAAAGTATAATATATTTTTTCTTTTTCAAGAAACAAGGTGGGGTAGTCCCATCATATACCTCATTGTTAAATAGATGGGAAAAATTGTGGTTTCCTAAAGATATTAATGCTTATGATATAGTTACGGAACAGCATGAAACCGCCTATGGAAATTTAGCCAGCCTTACTTCAAAGGCAGCGGGCATTCTTTTATTATTGCATGAGACATACGCAGATTCCCCCTTTATACCTATTGCTATAAGTGAGCAGTATAATTTGCCAAAAAGTAAATTAAATATTGAAGATACTTTTGATATTATCCTATATAAAGATAAGCAGTATTATATAACCAAGTTCTTATTCAGTTACAAGTTTAGTAGTAGGGATTTATACCGAACTGATTTTTGTACTCTATACGAGGCTTATAGAAATAGGCATCCGGAAAGAATGGATAGGGCGAAGTTTGGTTTTATAGATCCATTGAGTCAAAATGTAAACTTTACTGAGTTTCAAATAAGAGATGAGGATATAAATTACTTTAATTACTGGTGTGATAAGATCTCTAATACGGAAATTTTAGTCCCCAAAAGAGGATTAATACCCTACTGTAAAAAATGTCCATTTGATGAGCCTTGTTCTAATTGGAATGAGTGGAAAAAGGAAAGTATTATAAAATGAAAAAAAGTATGCTAGATGATATCCTAATACAGGAAAAAGATGCCCCATCAATGGGTAAGGAAAATGAAATTCTTTTACCATTACTTGATGAAATTAATCTTATTATTGATGAGCCAATAAAGTCTTTTGTTAGATCTATTTTAGTAAGGGGTGATTCATTTTGGAAAATTCCTTCTAGTTTTTCTGGGAAATATCATCCTGGTGATGAACACGAGGTTGGTGGCAATGTGCTCCATACAAAAAGAGTAGTTAGAATAGCCATCTGTATGAGCGAATCCTATTCTTTAACCCAGGAAGAGAAGGATATTGTCATAGCTGCATGTCTTCTCCATGATCTTTGCAAGGGCGTAGCAGATCCTAAGTCTAATGAATACAAGTATGATCCCATGCACCCATATACTGTGGGTAAATTTGTCGAGCATTGTCAAGAAAAAGATAAGAAGTTTGCAAGCGAATCAGAGTCATCTACGTTATTTCTAGCGGAGGAAGTAGTCCAATCTATTTTGAGACTAATTCGTTGTCATCTTGGACCGTGGTCTCCTATCCCAGAAACTTATCCGATAACCTACCTCGATTATATCGTTCACTTATCTGACAACGTAGCTTCAAAACTACATTCATTTATAGATGATAGTGAATTAATAAATCCAAAATGGAGAAAAAGTGGAACTGGAACAAAGAATTAAAAGAAGATACTTTCTTATAAAAAATATAGAAAAAATAATACAAGAGTCTATATACTATAGAAATAACAATAAATTTATTGATAGATCTACTAAGCAGATTATTGGTAATGTAAAAAATTTAGAAAATAAGAAAAAAATATTATGAAAATACCACAAGATAAAGATAAATATACATACTCTTGGAACCTTGTAGAAACGGCAAGGTATGTGCCATCCTTGTCTAGAATAATTAGGGATAAGGATGGGGATGATCCTAAATTTATATCGATTTTTGATATAGATAAATATAGGGCTCTTCATAATAACTTAGGTATATATACTTCGATATGGCATTTCAATGATAGAGATTTAACTAAGGCAATCAGATTAGGTTCACTTTACTTCGATCTTGACAACCAGGACCCCGAAATATCCTATCTCGAATGCACGAAGCTCCATGATTATTTAATCCAATATATACCTACAACTTCTTTACTAATATACTTCACCGGTAAAAAGGGTTTCCATATTGAATGTGAAGCCATTGCTCTTGGGATTAATCCTTCCAACGCTCTACCAAATATATTCAGATATATCGCGACAAAGATAAAAGAAGATCTTGATATAACATCTATTGACTTTAGTGTTTACGATCCTAGAAGAATGTGGAGATTACCAGGGAGTAAGCATCAGGAGACTGGTTTATTTAAAAACCTAATACCTGAAGAGATCTTTTCCGAGGGCTTAGAATCCATAAAAAATTTCTGTAAAGTTCAAAGTGATAACGAAGTGCCAGAACAAGAGTTTAGTCTAAAAGCTAATGAATGGTTTAGACAGTTTACTTATGATATGGAAACTGATAAAACAAAGTCTTCTGATTTCCTTAGCTATTTTGATAAGCATGGTTCATCCGCCTTCAAGCAAATAAATTTAACTGAAAAAGAATTTACGCCAGAGATTTTATTAAAGAACTGCAGTGCGATTGGCAGACTGTATGAGCAGGCGAAGACAACAAAAATGCTAGAGCATGAATCTAGATTATTTCTATGCTCAATACTGACCTATAGCGAAGATGCTATAAAATTTCTATATAGTATACTAGCGCTTTGCAGTGATTTTAATTATGAAAGATCTACCAGCCACATAAATGATTGGATTAAACGACGTCAGCTCGGTATAGGTGGGAGACCCTATACCTGCGAAAGAGCTAACTCAGTAGGCGCAGGATGCGGCGACTGTCACTTGGAGAAAAAGAAAAAATGGATTACAGTTGGTAATAGATATATAGAAAGTACAGAAGAGTTATCCCCATCGCCAATAAGATTCGCATATAAACAGAAAGGAGTAAAACCAAATGCCAGATAGAATTCAAAATCCAGATGATGTTATAGGTGTATGCTCCGAGTGTAAATCGGATCAACCGATGAAATATATGGAGAACAGTCCATTTGCCCAAGCAGGTTCGCCAGTACCATGCAAATATTGTGGTGGCATAGTAATAATAGTGTATAGAGAAACTAGGAATAGTTCCTTGAATAATTCCGATAATACCAGAGGGATATAATTAATATATAATTTATGAAAAATTGGACTAACTTACACAACCACACCGTTTTTTCCATGCTTGATGGGCATGGCAAGGTAGAGGAATATCTTGCTAGAGCAAAGGCGCTTGGTATGGTTGGCCTGGCAACAACAGACCATGGCAATATCCATTCGTGGTTAGATTTTTATGACGCAGGTATGGCTGTTGGGGTAAAACCAATTCTTGGTTCTGAAATGTACCAGTCTAGAAAATCAAGATTTGATAGAGATGAGGAAGAAAGATCTGGCCCATCAAAAAATGAATGGGAACAAAGAGGACCTTATCATATAACAATATTAGCTAAAAATAATATAGGTTATCATAATATAATAAAATTATCCTCTAGAGCTTTTATTGAGGGATATTATGTAAAGCCTAGGGTGGACCATCAGTTGATCTCAGAGCACTCTGAGGGCATTATAGTCTTGTCTGGGTGTCTTAACGGAGAAGTCTCACAAGCACTGCTTAGAAACGACTACGCTACGGCATTAAGGCATGCGGCGGAGATGCAGTCTATAGTTGGTAGGGAAAACTATTTTATAGAAATAATGAATCATGATCTTGAGGAACAGAAAAAAATTATACCTGATTTAATAAAGATTGCCACTACCATTGGCGCAAAATTAATCCCAACGGGCGACTGCCACTATGTGCATCAGCATGACGCTAAATCTCACGACATAATGCTGTGTCAACCTCCTGGAACTTTAGTTTTAGTTGCAAACACTCCTTCAAAAAAGGGTTTACCTAGAGGGACTAGTGTTATTACTGAAATTCATTCATGTCCAATTGAAAATATTAAAGTTGGAGATAAGGTTGTTTCTTGGAATAGTGGAACAAGAAGAGGAGTAGTAAAAAGATCTGGAGATATTGTTACAGCAGTAGGTCAAAGATTTTACCGTGATGATTTAATCCAGATAGAACTGCCTGATGGAGTCAAGTCATCGTATACAAAAGATCATATTTGTATTGCTAGGATAACTTCTGATTATTTTAAAGGCAAACATGCTGTATATTTGATGAAGAAGGGTAATAGATACAGAATTGGATGTACGAAATTTATAAGAACAAAAAATAATTTACTCGGTATTAGACAAAGATCTAAAGAAAATAACGCAGATGCTTCTTGGATACTTGCATGTTTTGACACAGAAAAAGCAGCTAGGGCGCACGAAGAAATATGTAGTCTTATTTTTCAAATTCCAACTTGGACATTTTATGAAGCGTTAGATAGACCTAATTTTATTATTAGCAATTGGGAATTTATTGAAGATAATACAGTTAATGCAGTTGCATGCTTGGAGCATCATTCAAAAGACATTAAGTACCCATTATGGACTAGGGAAACGAAAATTTCACAAAGAACTTTTATTGAAATTAGAGCCTTGAATCTTCTTGACGGTATGCTTGTTTGTCAGTTTTCTAAAATAAATAATAAAAATGGTACCTTTACAACGAATCATGGATCTTCAAGTTGGCAACAGATTAAGGTAACCAAAGTACCATTTAAGGGTACTGTATATTCTATAGAGGTAGATAATGTAAATACATATATAGCTGATGATATAGTTACCCATAACTGCGTTGCAACTAATGCAAATATTAACACTCCAAATAGGTTTTCTTTTACTGGCGATAAATTTTACCTTCAATCATATGATGAAATGGCTTCCATCTTCTCCGATGATTGGCTTAAAAACACGATGCATATTAATGACATGATAGATGTTAACTTAAGTTTTGGAGAAATACATTTCCCGCATTTCCCTATACCAACAAAAGAAACATCGACAGAATATTTTGAAAGATTGGCCTGGGAGGGGTTAGTCTCTAGATATGGGTCGCCACTCCCACAGCATATTATCGATAGAGCAAACCATGAAATAAGAGTAGTTGAAGAGATGGGTTTCTCTGAATACTTTCTAGTTGTATCGGACTTAGTTAGATGGGCTAAAGATAATGGTATTAGAGTTGGCTGGGGAAGAGGCTCTGCCGCAGGGAGCGTCTTATCCTATGCTTTTGACATCACAAATCTAGATCCGATTAGATTCGGGTTAATGTTCGAAAGATTTTTAGTTGAAGGTAGAAAATCAATGCCAGATATTGATCTAGACTTTGATGATAGGTATCGAGACCAGGTGATAGAATATGCAAGAAGTAAATACGGAGATGATAAAGTTGCTCATATTTGCACTTTTAATAGAACTGGTGCGCGTCAATCTTTGCGCGACTCCGCTAGAGCATTAGGATACGAATTTGCATCTGGCGATAGGATAGCGAGACTCGTTCCGCCGCCAGTGCTAGGCCTATCAAGAAATCTAAAAGAATGCATGGATGTAACAGAGTTTAAAGCTGAGTATAATCTAAACTCAGATTCTAAATTAATTGTTGATACAGCTATTGGTCTTGAGGGATTAGTCCGACAAACTGGGATACACGCTGCCGGCGTGGTTATATCTAAGGGGCCATTAACTGATTATCTTCCAGTGATGAAGAAGGGATTAGATGCGCCTTTGGTGACACAGTGGGACATGGGTAGGGTGGAACAATGTGGGCTACTAAAGATAGATTTCTTAGGCTTAAGAAACTTAGGGGTAATTGATTCATGTTTAAAGCTAATAAAGAAAACTAGGAAAGAAGATATTGATATAGAATTAATCTCATTAGAAGACCAAAAAACATTTGATGAATTATGTAAGGGAAATTCAGTTGGTGTATTCCAATTGGAGTCTAGCTCCATGAGACAGATGATGGTGGGATTACAACCAAAAAGTATAGAAGAAATTATGGCACTAATCTCCCTCCATAGACCTGGTCCGATGGGTTCTGGCATGGATAGAGAATATATAGATAGGAAGCACGGACGAAGCATAGTGCGCTACGAACACCCAAAACTTAAGAGTGTCCTAGAAGCATCCCTGGGTATTATGCTGTATCAGGAAGATGTACTGGCGGTATCTAGGGAGTTAGCTGGTTTTTCTTCTGCGGAAGCTGATGACTTGAGAAAAGTAATTGGGAAAAAACAAATGGAAAAGATAGCTTTGATGAGATCTATCTTTGTCCAAGGCTGTATCAAGACATCTGGAATTGGCGAACAATTAGCTAACAAAATATTTTCAGATATTGAATATTTTGCTGGGTATGGTTTTAATAGAGCCCACGCAGCAAGCTATGCTATGATCTCCTATACTACGGCTTATCTTAAGGCAAATTATACGCTAGAATATATGGCCGCTTTAATGAGCTCTGTCGTTGGGAATAAAGACAAACAATCACTTTATTTATCTGACTGTAGGAAGCTTGGAATAAACGTACTGCCGCCATCAATTAATTATTCTGGTACCGATTTTGAGGTAGTGGGGGAAGATTCAATTATTTTTGGGCTGTCTGCCATAGATGGGATTGGTGTATCTATAGCAGATATTATTGTAAATTCTAGAGATATTTCAAACCCATATAATTCTCTACATGATTTTTATAGAAGATGTGATCCATCTACTTTAAAAAAATCTACGCTCGAGAATCTAGCTCTTGCAGGTGCACTTGATGAGCTTGTCGAAGAACAGACAATGGATTTGAGTAGGAGAATAGAATTGGAAGTGTTGGAAAAGGAAAAGGAGAAACTAGGAGTTTATGTTACTAGCCACCCAATTTTAGGCATTTGGGATATATTAAAGAATCAAATAACACATGAAATATTAGATCTATCTGAGATCCCAACTGGATCAAGTGTAAAGATTGGCGGAATCATTACGTCTAATAAAAAAATGATAACTAAAAAAGGTCAAAAAATGTATCGAATTGAGATAGAAGATATAAGTTCTAGTATTGAGGTTATTGTCTTCCCCAAGAATGCAAAAGACATTGAAGATTCATACTTTAATTCTGGAGATATATTTGTTATCAATGGATTTTTAAACAGAGAAAATGATGAAGAAAACTCTATTACTAAATTATTCTATAATTCTTCTGAAAGAATTGATCCCAAAATATTTTCGGGTGGGAAACCAATTATATTAAATATCAAAAATAATATTTCTCAAATTACATTTGAAAAAATATATGAGATAATTTCGATACATAAGGGTAATAGCCCGATGTTTTTGGAAATGGTTGATAAGAACCATAAATTTGTATATAAATTTGATATACTATCATCTAGCAAAGCTTTACCTTTAATTGAAAAGATATTAGAATTGGAGATTAATAATGATTAAGAACCCATCAGAAAGATGGTGCTGGTCTTACTGTGGATCTTGCAGCCGATGTGGTGACAAGGGGCGCTACGCTCAGTGTAACGGGTGTAGTGGACGCTTTGACCCTAAGGGGGTCATAGCTGTAAACAATGATGATTTCTGCGACTGCAAGAATGGTAATCTTAGATGGACACCAAAGAGCGGTGGTAAAAGTTTTATAGTTAAATTTAAATCCAATCCTTTTAAGGGCAAAGTCACATATCAAAAAAAATCCGAGGATGAACGTGACTGGGATTCTTATGTGAGAGATATGCGAGAAAAAATGGATGATCCAACATGGAATCCTATATCGATAACGGAAGATTAATATGATTAACTTAGAAAATGGTAGATTAATATTAAACCAGATTACTCTAATAGAGTATGTAGCAAGAGAGTCACAAGAAGAAAGTTTTTTTTTACAATCTGGGATAGCTGGTTTCAATGCGACGATGCAGGAGTTGCGCGACATGCACAGCCTACTGAGTTATTATTTTGACATGGAAACAATAGACAATATTATTGTTTCGATAGATTAGAGGGAATATGTCTTGGCCATATATAGAGGGTGATTTTATGGAGATAGGTAATTCTGGTTGGGTTTCAGTAGGGGAGGGTAGGTTTATCAATATAAATACTGGCCACTCTATAGACAAAAACGGCAATGAATATGATGAAGACGGAATAATGGTGGCTGAACATAGACCGGAAGAGGATTAAATGCCAATAAGAATAAGAAAGATAGGTGAATTAAATGATTTAGAAAAGATGGCATTAACAGACTTTTCATATTCCAGGCTAGACACCTATGCTCAATGCCCTACTAAATATTTCTTTTCATACATAAATAAAGAGCCACGCCTGTTCGGGGAGGCGGCTACTTTGCGGGAACATAGTGCACGCTGTTTTGGAAAATGTAGTAGATAATACTAAGAGCATTAACTATGAAGAAATGCAAAAAGAGTATCAGGATAACAGATTAAAACTTGATCCAGATAATCAAATATCAAATGAGCTTATCTCTGTTGGGAAAGTTATCTTAGATGAATTCTATGATGAGAATTTAGACTCTACATTTGATGTCTATGAGAAGGAATACGCATTTGACTTTATTATAGGGAACTATTCTATTAGAGGCTTTATAGATAGAATAGATATCGTAGGTGACAGAGTAAATATCATCGACTACAAAACCGGTAAATGGGAAGTGCCGCTGAAGGGTATTGGGGATAATTTACAGCTGGGTATCTACGCACTCGCCGCATCGATATTAATGCCGGAGAAGGAGATCTACGCAGAGCTACACTATCTGAGATCTGGGAAGAGAAAAGGTCATCTTTACACCGCAGAAGATTTAGAAAATGTAAAGATTAAATTAATCAGATTAATTAATAATGTAATTAATGATAATTCTTTTCCAGCTACATCTAATGTTAGGGCTTGCTCTTATTGTGATCACGCTAAGTCTGGAGTGTGTGGAACGGGCGTGTTCAGGAATAAAAAAGCCGCAAGGGCATAAAAAAACCCCCCACCAGCACGAATGCTAGCGGGGGGGGTTTTTAATTAACTATTAGAAGTCTAGGCTAAGGTCCAAATCAAGGTCTGAACTATCAAATTCGGTAACGATCTTAATAGCTGAAAGCTCTTCGAGCTTCTCGCTAACCGAATTATGCATGCTGTCTAATAGGCTTCTTGTGGTTACTGTTGATGTTGTCATGGTATATATACTACCTCTTCTGTTGCAATTTTGCAACCTAATTGTTTTTTTGTTATTTTTAAAGTATAATATACATAGCGAGTATAACGCAATAGAGGTTACATTATGAGTACTATGATTGTCAAGTCAAAAGAATTTTTTATTTCTAGATCAAAGTTAAAAAAACATCCAGACTTTAAAAGGATAAGTATTAAAAAAATTGATGAAGAAATTATTCAAGATGAAACTAAAAGACCCCCAAGAAGTGGTAACGCCTACAAGCATACTAAGACCGGATATAGAAAAGATATAGATTTAAATGTTAGATCAAATTGGGAAGCAAATTTTGTTAGGATTTTAAACGTATACAAAATCAAATTTGATTTTGAACCTACGGTATTTTGTTTTCCAATTAAAAGAGGAGTGAAAGGATACACCCCAGACTTCTACCTAAAACTAACAGATGAATGGGTAGAAATGAAAGGTTATTTAGATGCTAAAAGTAAAACAAAAATAAAAAGATTTAAAAGATATTATCCAAAAGAATTTTCAAAGTTCACCTGTATTATAAGCAAGTATGCAAAAGATGCTGGTGAATTTTTAAGTGAACTAGAAGTTCCAAATATAATTTATTACGAAGATATCAGAATAGAATATTCAAAAAACATAGTGTACTGGGAAGGTAAATAAATGGCTGCCTATAAGGAGCAATATTATAGTTTAGAAGAAAGCGAAATGCAAGAGCTTATTACAAAAGCAAAGAGCAATAGCCCCCGGCGCTAAGCAGGAACTATTGAAAGTCTTTAATAACTTTTTGAGTAAATACATTGCGCTTATATACCATGGTAGATATAATCTAAATGATTATGATATAAGAAGATTCATTAGTTTATTTGTAAAGAATCCTTACGTAAGAATTTCTCTTATGAAAAATAAATTGAGCAAAAAAGACTATAAAGAAGTATCTGACGTAATGGGTGGTATAGTATATATGGCTAAGAGGTATGGCATAGAAGAGGATATCAAACAGACGATTGATTTAACATTTCTTCAATGTATAACGAGATATGAAAGAAAAGAGTCCGCTAAGGGGCCTATACCCTTTAGTCGGATTTCTATATAGTTATTTTTTTTATCTGCTTAAAAAAAATGTAGATGTATTTTTAATAGATCAATTAGGAAGGAAAACTTTTCCGTTAATAAACGATGAAGCTAATACTGATCCATATGATGAAAAATATGAGGTTGGTTTTAAGGCTGGTGTTAAAGAGTTCTCACTTGAACAAATCCTTTGCGCCGAAGACTTAGACGAAGCCTGGGTCGTTGGAGAAAACAACTATCCTCCTTTTGATCAATTAACTATCCAGGAAAGACAGTTGATAAAATGGAGATATGTAGATGGGAAAAGATCTAGTGAGATATCATTGAAGATTAATGAGCACCCAAATACAGTAAGGGAACATTTATCGAAAATCAAAATAAAATTAGCAGAGATCATAGAGCAATCAGACATGCCGGAACTAATTAGAGAATTAAAATTAGAAAAAAGGATAAATAAATGAATAATCAAAATCTAGAAAAGCTGCAGCAATTGCTTACAGACTTTTTGGGCCCACAAATACAAGAGGTAATAACTTCTTACGCAGAAACTAAGGCGACTGGGAAATACTTTATAGAGATTCCAGATGAAGATACCATTGATTTAGGGTTGGACGTACTAGCATCATTGGTCGCAAAGAGCTCCAATGTTTATGGTAGAGCAGCTAGATTCGCTGGCATGGCGAGAGCTAACTATAAAATAATGGAAGGTAAATATAAGAGAAAGTATAAATCCTCTAGGGTTGGAAAAAATGAGGCAGAGCGTGAAGCAGCAGCTATGGAAGCCGCAGAGGATGAATATTTGGCGCTAATTACCTGTGAAGCTATATTAAGTTTAGCAGAATCTATGGAGAGCGCTGCAAGAATATCTTCAGAGTCTACAAGAAAACTAATAGATAAAGTGCAGTCTATGCAGATAGCTTCTTCGCGAGAAGAAAAGGGTCGTTATTTGGATAGCGATTTCACTACATACTAAAGGAGATATTTATGTACATAGGTTACTATAAAGCTGTGAATAAAGCTAAAGAATTTTATTCTGAAAAAAGAAAGAAATTAGATTTTCCAACTCAAGTAGAATATATGGGCGAGAAATATCTTTTAGTTACCACACATATGGCTACAAGCTTAGGTCAGGAAGATAATATAAAAAAAAGAGCCGTTCAACTCGATATACCCTATGCCGTTAAAGTTGATTAATGATTGAGGTTTTTTGCGACGGAGCCTCTAGGGGCCAGGGACAAAAGAAAACCGGAGAAGCCGCATGCTCCGCAGTAGTATATAAGAACAGAAAAAAAATAGCCCAATTCTCTAGGGGCCTTGGTCCCAGGGGTAATAATGAGGCTGAATACGAAGCTGTTATAGCTGGTCTTCTTATCTGTGCAATGGCAGATTTATTAGATCCAATTATATATACAGATTCTGCCGTGGTAGCGAATCAGGTTAACGGCAATTGGGTCTGTAAAATAAAGTCTCTTATCCCACTACTCATGACGATAGAGGATATAAAATCAGAATATAATTTTCGAATTGTTCAAGTTCCCAGGGCATTTGTTTGGGAACCCGATGCATTAGCAAATACATTTTTAGATGAGTTGGAGATAAGACGCCACACCATGCTATAATGGTGGCATGATAAGTTTCAAAGAAGGACAGCCAATTATTATTGGTCTGGCAGGGAAAGCAGGGAGTGGCAAAACCTCTGTAGCAGAAAAAATAATTCCCAAAGGATCGATAGAGACAGCCCACCATGGTATTAAGTGGGATCATATTTTCTATGCTCTTCCCTTATATGAATTAGCTTCAATCAAAAAAAATATTATTGGTTATAATGAAGCGTCTCGAAAAATGCACGCTATTCACGAAGTGCTCTACGAGGTTTATGGTGGTTCTGCTATCGGCAATATGCCCCACTATGAAACTTTCGCCGGGAAGGTCAAACAGATATATGATATGGCAATAGAGTCAGAGGGGATTAAGCCAAGAAAGTTCTTACAGTTAGCTGGTGACATCTGCAGAGAGCATGACTCTGAGTGTTTCTCAAGTTGGGCAATTATAAAATCAAATAAAATGTATAGACAGTATATCCGCAGCCTGGAGGATCAAGATAATAATGTTCCTTTTTGCGTGATTATATCAGATGTAAGATATTTGAATGAAGCTAACAGTATCCTAAAGCAGCCTAATGGATTTGTTATAGTATTCGATGCCGATAATAAAACTTTAGAAGAACGACTCCTAAAAAGAGATGGTAAATTAATGGATCAAAAAGAATCTTTACATAGTTCAGAGCAGGGAATGGATTTAATTAAACAAATAGCTTCTATTGTTATAGACACAAATAATTTAACACTAGAAGAACAAGTAGAGGCTACATTGAGTAGTCTTGGAGTAGGAAGTGGAATAAATGCCTAAAATAAGTAAATCAGCACAGGAACACTCTTCGAGTGGTTCTCCAGTAGACAATGTTGTGAGCATAGTCGCTGGAGATATCTCGTTAACTACAGCACCTATTCTAATCTGTGGTGTAAATAGAAAAATTAATATAGGTAATTTTGAAAACATAGACGTCTATGCCGCAGTAGCAATCCCACTCCCAAACGCATCGTTTGAGGATAGGGAGGGGCTTAGGTTGATGATAGAGGACGCTGCAGCCTATGGCTTTTCGGCAGTTTCTAAAGAGACTGGCGATAGATATTCTTTAATTAAAGAATCACAACAAGGTAAATAATTCAAAGCTCCTTGTCAGCTGGTATTATCCGTAGTATAATATTACTATTAGTTATCTAAACACATAAAAGGATGAGGTTAAAATGAGTAAGTATATTAATAAAATTAAGAGTATATTTTCCCCTAAAGCACAGGAGCTTATTGTTTTAGCGGCAAAGGCCGCAGCCGACGATGCAGTAGTAGTCGTTAAGAAGGCAGTCGTTAAGAAGGCGGTCGCTAAGAAGCCAGTCGCTAAGAAGGCGCCCGTTAAGAAAGCTAAGTAATCTTAATGTCTTTAGCTAAATTCAGAAAAGTTAGCAAAGGATCCATTCCCGTTAAGCCAATTAGCCCAAATGAGGATAAAGATGAAAAAAAGAAATGAGTTTAGTATCTCGAGATGGTATTGGGATACTTGGTTCAGATTCTATGAATGGTTAGATTCCTTTGATAAAAAAACAGATGACAAGTAATGGTCTTCAAGGGTAAAATCTATGTTAGTGGTCCACGTATGGGTACCAATAATACTATGAATGGGATAGAACTAAAGAAGCAACCAAAGACAAAGACTAGTACTAAAAATAAAAGGAATAACAATGGCAAAAAATAATTCTGGCAAGAAGGGTAAGCCTAAAACTGTTTTTATGAAGGCCACTCCCATGATGGCTGGTCATATGATGACAGGGGACCCCAAGGTTGATGCCGCTAAGCATCGTGCGATGAAAGCCAAGAAGAAGAAATAAAAAACAAAATAAACAAACCAAAAGGAGTAATAATTATGGCAGTGTATAAGAAACCAGCAGCAAAAAAGCCAGCAGCAGGGGGCAAAAAGCCTCTACCACCGTTTATTCAAGCAGCTATTGACAAAAAAAATAAGAAAAAGAAGTAGATAGTTTTAAGTTTTTAACTTACTATAATCTTAGTCCCAACTTCTAAGAAGGATACTTTAAATATGCCAAAACTTGCTTGGGACTATATTGTTCCAGTAAAATTACCAGCAGATCTTAATGGAGTAACTCCCGGTAAGTTGTCAGAAAGCCTGCTTAAGCCCGCACTCGGAGGAGGAAAACTTCACTGGCTTGCCTGCGCCGCATGGAATGCAATGGTTCTAAAAGCCAAAGCCGACGGAATTGTCCTCAAACCAACGTCATCTGGAGACACATATAGAAGTTACGACCTACAAAAGGCCGGATTTCTAAAACGCTACCAGTTGGCATTAATTGCAAGAACCAGCACTAAATCATTTGAGGGAAAGACGTGGTATCTAAAGAAGGGCATGGCGATGCTTGCTACGCCGGGGAAGAGCCAGCACAATCTTGGCTTAGCAGTTGATGTCCATTCTGCGTCAGAGGC